CCAGACGGATTCAACCATTGCGCTCATGGCCTCTATAAATTTATCATCCTTAACTGGAGTTTCTTGATGGATGTTACTCTTAATCACACTGATTTCTGCTCGCAACTTCTCGTCCAGCAACTCCAAATCACGAAAAGCGCTATTATTCATCCCATGCAAAGCAGAAAGAAAGGCATTAAAATTACTAGATCTCAATCCACTTTCGATAATTTCAGATTTAGCTTTATTTTTTAGCCATTCATACTCATTAAAAGCCTGTTCTCTTGACCACAAAGCACGGTTTGAAAACTCTTTTAATAACTCTCTGTACCTTGTATTAACCTTATACTCTTTCAGCAACTTACTAGCCCTTGAATCTATCGTACTATCAGCCATCTTTTGGGCGTTATAAGCCTCTTTATATGCTTTTCTTTGAGATAGTCCAGCCACTAGTCCTTGGACAAATTTTTCTTGTCTCTGCGTTAACTTATCTGTCACATTAGTTCACCTCCTTAAGCGACAAAAAGGGGAAAACTCCCCCTTATCTTAAGCGTTATCTTGCTCTTGCTCAGCTTTTAATACTGATTCTTCTACGTTGTAGTCAATGATTGCACCGATAGCGTCCCCATCTTCAATGTATTTAAAATTATAACGCTCGTACTCTGGATGTGCTTGCTGGTGTTCTTCCATTAGTTTGAAGAGTTCTACAATCGTTGGTACTGGTTCAATTTTGTGTCTAATTTGTCTCTTCATCTTTTAAAAATGCCCTTTCACATCGTTGTAAGTATTTCCGAAGGCTCGCACATAAACTTCTCTTAAGAATGGTTCAACTGGATAGACTGGTTCGTATCTAACCCTTCCATCGGCTGGCGAAATAATAGATCCCCCTGTGCTGAAAGTAAACTCTCTCTTACCTTTTCCAACTTTGTAAACCATAGCATGGTAAAGGGCTTGAAGTTTATCTGAATCTGCTCTAAATTCGTCATCGATCTGGTCAATCTCTCGTAGCAAATCCACGGCTTTATCATAAAGCGCCTTATGCTTTTTGTCAACCGTTGAATCTAGTTCATCGATTTTTGTCTTAAAATCTTCAAGACTCATAAGTGTTTCATTGTGCAAGTCTTCCAGCTTTTTAGCATTCTTTTTTAATTTACTTTCAGCAATCCATAAGTTATCCTTGGCATTGCGTAGCTTGTCTTTGTCTACTTCATCAACCGCTTCATCATGTTCACGTTGGGCGTTCGCTTGATCTTGAAGCAACTGTGTTTTTTCTCGTTCAGCCTCAGCAATCGCATTTTCATTCTGTGTGATCAATGCGTTTACTTCCTTAGTGATTTTATCTAGTGCTTTATCCATTTTTTGGGCTAGTTCTTGGCGCTTTTGCGCTTGTTCAATGTTGTTTGTGTTTTGTGTGTCTGCCATCTTATTCTTTCCTTTTCTGTTGTTTTATTAAGTTTTAGAGTGCTAGATCCAGTCACGGGGTCTCTATTGTAGTTCATCTGCTTATATCCTCTCCACTCTATTCCTCAACTTCTTCATCTATTGGATTTTCGCTATTCTTGAAAACTTCACAAATGCGTTTAAAGTTGATATCTAGATTATTATCCTCCAAATACTCAGCGATAAGCGTTCCGTTTTCCTTATATCTTAGTTTAATAGCTGGCACTAGATAAGTACCTCTCATATATCCAAATAAAGCTAGTCCTGCTATTTGTGCGTCTTCTAGGTCTCCAAATTCATAAGTAAATGTATGTTTTGGTGCTGTTTCTGAAAATGCTTTTAATGTCATGTTGTTTTTCCTCTTTCTGTTTTAAGGGTGTCACTAGTAGTTACACCATTGCAAGGGGGTCGGTACTATCTACCCCATTTTTTCAATTCTTCATTATAGTTTGTACGCTTACTGTTTTCTTTTTACGCTTGATTTTGCAAGTGTTCAAAAATCGGAGTCAGTCATATCAAGGGGTTTAGCCTTATTTTGTACACTTAGTACACTTAGTACATATAAAATTAAATCGTGTATAGATTTAACGTTTAAGTTTCTAAAAAGTTAAAAGAAAAAAACTTACCGTACCAAGTGTACAAGTGTTCAAAATCCTTGGCTCTCTAAGGCTTACGATAGGAACACTTCATTTGCCAAGCGTACCAAGTGTTCTTCTACCCACTTATTTTCTTGCTTTCTTGTTAAAGTAGCCTCGTTCAGTTTTGGGTTTTAACCTTTTCTCAGGTCTTTCTCTGCCGTTAACATAGTTCAATCTGGCATAAGGTGCTAAATCATCTTTAGGGTAAAAACCAGAATGAAATTGTCTACCAGACGCTATCACTTTCTTCCCAGCGGTTATCCATTCGGGTAGATTACTTTTAATCTCTTTATGTAACCCTGTCTCGGTCTTGTGCAGTTTCACTCCATAATATTCTGTAAATCCTTTCCAATTATGGAAAACAAAGCTATTCGGCAAAAACTCACTTGCTAGATTGTCGGAAAAGAATGAGGCCACAAAAGCGATAATCGGGTTGTTATCTTCATGGTATTCTTGCAACACCTCCTTTGATTTTTGAGGTGTAATGTCCCTTGTAGGCGTTTCAAGGGCTAATCTTGTGAAATACTCCAATACCTCCTTCCTATTGATGTAATCCTCTTTGATTGCCTTGTTTGGCTTACCTTTAAAGACTTTGGTAAATGATAAAATTTTAAATCGCCTATCAATCGCCCCTCTATCTCCATTCATTCTTGGTAGGCCGTTGGAGGACTGGACTATGGTCATGTTCAATCGTAGGCTATAAGGACGTTTCCCTTTATCCTCTATGGTCATGATATCCCCAGTAGCAAGACTAAACATATTTGAAGTGTCTTTGATAACTGCGTCCTTTTGCACATCGTCTCCGATGACTAGAGTCTTTCCTAGCAAAATGGAGGTAGAAAAACGGCTTTTATCGAACTCAGTTATTTTCAAACTCGCAACGTTCTCCATACCTACCAGATTAATAAGTAACTGCTGAAATGTCCCCTTACCAGTCCCACCCTCTCCATAAAGCCAAAAGATGTTTTTTAAGGTTTTACCTGTGATACTTGCTTTAATAATCTGAATAGCTAGATCATATAGTTCTTGGTCATTATCAAACAATTCAGCAAGCCATTTTGTAGGCTTCCAGCCGTTTATAGTAGGCTCGTAGGCTTCTGGGTCGTACCTTGTACGGATTTTTCGTGTTACTATTACCGTGGGCTTTAAAGGTTCAAATATCTCTTTTTTTGAATTATAAAGCTGATTTCCGATCACCGTATATTCATTTTGAATGGATTTTAAAGGGCTATGCCTTGAGATTTTGTAAAGAGTATCAAATGCCTGTTTTTCAGTCGTATCAGGGCGAACGGCTGCAATCAAATCCTGCAAGAGTTCATTATCTTCAACCCACACCCCTTTATCTGGATGGTAGAAATACAAGGGCGCTTTTTGCCCCTGTGCCTCTGGTCTGATTCTAACGAATCGGATATATTTCCTCAGAAAGTTAGCAACCTCTAAAGGCTTGGATGGCCTACTTTTCCCTAAGTTTTGACACTCATTAGCCAAAAACCTTTGTATCCCTTTAAACGACTTCAGATAGCTTTCCGGCTCTCCTATCGACTTAATTTGGGGTTGTTGCTTATCTTCTTCAATGATTTTATTTACAATTTCATCACTATTCAAAAGCCACCTCCTTATAAAATATTCTTGCTACTTCTAAAAAATAGCTTGCTAGGTCTTTGCGTTTAACGATTGCTGAAAACAAGTCCACCAACTGACTAAAACTGTAGCCATTCACAAATAGCAGTCTGACAAAGAGTGAAGTCTCATATCTGGTATAAATGCCATTACAAATCAGGTCAAAAATCCAACCTTTCAACTCCACTCCAAGCCCCTGTCGTTGCTCGGTCAATTTGTTTACCTCTAAATCTTTCAGTATCATCAGCAAGTCAGGGCTGGCCAAAGCAATATCCAAATTTCTGACCAATCCCCAGCCCTCTACTGCCTCATTTTCGTCTTTAATAGACACATATAAGCCTTTATATTGAAAACTCGTCAAAGCCTCATTTACAGGCTCATAATAGGTAAATTTGTAGTGTTCCCCATTCTTCCATACTTGAGTAGGATTTGACTTGAGAAAGCCAAATAGAGGCATTTTCTCAACGGATATAGTCAACTCTATTATTCTCATTACACCTCCTAATCTACTGCAAGAAAATTGTAAACATCACTCTTGCGGTAATAAACTTTCTTACTACTTTCAAATGGTGAACGGAGCGGTTTCAAACCTTCTTTTTCCCAATTATTTAACGTAGTTCCACTAATACCAAGTTTTTTGAGTAAGTCAGGCCTAGAAATCAAGTCCCAATTATCATCACGTTGCTTTTCCAGTTCCATCCTTTTCTCTAAGTGATCTCCCACTTTCTCCAGTAGCTCAAATTCTGCTTCTCTCGATAATAGTTGCATATTACACCCCTTTCTAATTATGAATCTTACCTGCAAGCTGAATATAACGCCCGTAGTAAGGGTTTAAATCCTTGCTAGGTATTTCTATCGTCTGTTGATTTTCTCGCTCAAATTGTGCGCTTTTTTTGCGGTCTCGGTGGTTTAGATAGACCAGTAAGCCAATCAGTACCACGGAAAAGATAAGTGCCTGTGTGTTGGTTAAATCTAGTTCGTTCATGTTATGCCCTCGCCTTATAGTTCTTGATAAATTCCGCTTGTTTAGGTTGTTCCATATTCAGCAAGTCGTCTTCGGCTTGTGCCATTTCTTTAATATCTTTAGTCATGGTATGCCTCCAGCTCTTTAGCGTCGTCATTGTTCAAAAGCAAAAAGGCTATTTCATTTAGACGATCGTATAGCTTTTCATTCTGGGCGTATGCTGTATCAGTGTATTTTTTAGCAAGCCATAAGAATGTGGTTGTATCTTTCTGCAGTGCAAACTCAAGCCCTTCAAGAGCTAGGTTATTCATTTCTAAAACATTCATGATGTCGGTTAATTCGTTCCCTAATTCTGCTAGTTTCTTAGCCGATAATAGAACTTGTTGGCTTGATGTTGCTTTTTTTGTTGTCATGTTTTTTACCTCTTTTTCTATCTTTTTATACTTGCCACGATGGCTTTTTAATGCTTTTTTTCTTGCCTACAGCCTCACGCTCAGAAGTTTGCCGACCGAGAGCATGGGGCTTTTTGAGTTGTTTCTTATACATTGTTTCTTGTACTGAAGTTCCTCACGCTCAGAGTCGCCAATATTTGAAAGCGTGAGAAAGTGCCAGTTTAAATAGTTAGCGCTCTATGCTTTTCAAAACCTTTTCTAATTGCTTGCCTGCTCTTCGGTTTTGTTAGTTTTTCTTAGTTTTGTTATTTACTCATAAATCTCTGACAACTCTTTATAGATGTCGTCTGGTATTGCTCGCATTGCTTTCTGTTGCAATTCAATCGCCTTGGTCTTGTCGTTGTCCTTACTGGTGTTTGACTCAATGATTCCAGTTAAGGCTAAAACTTGTCTGAAATATAAATCCATCTTCAAACGTTGACCAGCGCTGACCTCTTCTTTTGCCTCCTGCTTGCTTTTTAGTAGGAAAATCTCACTAAACTCTCCTTCTTCTACCTTGTAGTCAATAACCTTACGGTAACGCCAATTTGATAAGCGTCCCTTGATGGCTTTTTCTGACCAAGTTGGTAAAGCGTCTAGTATTAAATCTAGTGTGATAATTCCATTTTTTTCCTGTATGTTTCTTAGTATTTCTTGTGTAAATACCTGTTTCCCCATTGTTTACCTTGTCTTTCTATGATATAATCAAGGTACGTTAAAAAACGTATCCTTTTCATCCAGTCGCTTGCTTCAGTCGCCAAACGTTCAGCAAGTGACTTTTTTTGTTGTCTTTTTTAATCTTCATGTCTAGGTTTTCTATAAATCAGTTGACGGCTTTCCACTAACTCAGCGATAAAAGATAGGTTATTGGCCGTATTTTCTATCAAGTCGTCAATCACCCCTTTATTTTCAGGTAATGCCATAGCTTCAGCCACACTCACGGCATCATCTAGCCATGTTTTAAATTCTTTAAAGTTCATTTCTTTGCTCCTTTTTGTTGTCAATCCCCAGTGGTAAAGCACCACATGAGAAATCTGTAAATGTATTGTAGTATTGCGATTAGGTCGCTCCTTTCTATTCTTTCGTATCTAGAAATTCATCCAGCGTAACTCCCAAGTAACTAGATACTTTTTTCAATGTATCAAGACTTGGATTCTTTGCACGTTCATAGTACAAAGCCGTTAAAGTGCTTTTTGATAGCCCTGTTTCTCTTGCAACATCTGCCACCTTCAAGCGCTTCTTTGCTAAAATAACACGCATATTATTTTTCAAATACCTTACCCCTTTCCATTATCTTTAAAATCGACCTCCAGTAGAATAGATTGAAAAGTGTTGCTCTGGAGGTTGGTGTAATTTTTGTTCAACTCTAGTTGACAAACTCATTATATTGCAATTATTGTGCAATGTCAAGAGAATTATTAAAAATAATTGCACTTTTTTTGCACCCTTTGAAATTAATCGTGATATAATACATTTGAAAGGTGTTTATATAAATGAATAGATTGAAAGAACTAAGACAAGAAAAAAAGCTAACTCAGCAAGAGTTAGCAAATGAAATAGGGGTCACAAAACGAACTTATATATATTGGGAAAAAGGTGAGCGCCAAATAAAAACAGACAAAGCGAAACAACTAGCTGATTTTTTTGGCGTACCTGTTGGATACCTGCTAGGCTATAGTTCTATTCCTCCGCTCTTAGAAAACCAATTGTCCGAGGAGGAAAAAGAAGAGTTAAGAAAAAACCCGCAATTGGCAAATGAATTATCAGACTTGGCTTGGCAAAAGTATACAGTAAAAATGAACGCCATCGAAAATAAGAAACACAAACCTGCTAGTATTACAGAAATACAGAACCGACTTAATAGCCGATACGGAACGAACGTTCATGGAGATTCTGCATTTCTCGCATTTTCAGTTGGTGCTGGGGATCACGATTATGAATTTCTACGTTGGTTTGATGGATTACTTGATATTGATTCGATTGACGGAACTAATACCGCTGATCTGCTTTATAAATACATTATCTTAGATGATGATAGCAAACGGATAATAACCGAACTTATTGAAAAATTACCACAAATAAAAGCTGATTCTATTCTAGTAACAAATCACAACGATGATGAAACAAATTAGACTAAAATTTTAATCTATTTGAGAAATTATCAGTATATATAAAAAGGAGATTATCCATGAAAAAACTACTAACCACATCAGCAATCCTGTTTACTACTACTCTTCTAGTAGCTTGCTCTAACAATCAATCGGCTACCAAAGATAGCTCGGAGCAACCAAAAATGGAGCAAACCAAAGCAAACGACAAACCTGCTTCTAAAAAAGCTACTAGCTTAGACGATTTCAAAAAAGCGCTCGAAAACAACGGATTCACAATCAAAGAAGAAATCTCAAAAGAAGCTAGTCTTATTCAAGCCGAATCAGGGAAAGGGTTCATCTTAGAAGATGATACTGCTGTAGAGGTTTACGAATATTACGATAAAAACCCAATGTTTAAAGAAGCTAAGAAAGAAAAAGAGTTAATCGGACACCCTGCTTATATCTACGGGAATTATGTTGTTTTAGTGCTTAACGCTACAGACTCGAAAGATAAAATTTTAGAGAGTTTCAAAGGATTTGAATAAACAAAAAAATCCCCACGCTCTCAAAGTTTGGCCAGTCTGAGCGTGTATAGAGGGAAATAAAAAAGAAAGTAGATAATTACAATGGAATTAAAAGAAATTATAGAAAATATAAAAAAAGAAATCCCTGTTTTAGATTCTTCTAGTGATTATTGGCTAGTGCGTGCTAACTCTGGAGAATATTATACGGATTTTAATCTAAATGGCTATATAGGTATTGGATGGAATGAGATTACCCTTGAAGATATTAGACGAGCAGATAATAATTCCAATGTATTAAAAGAAATTTTAAAAGAAAAACTAACATTTCAAGATGACTTAGAACCATCTGAAAACAAATATGGTATCACTGCAGGCCAACTGCTTCGCTTTGTAAATAACATTAAGAAAAACGATATAGTTGTTGTCCCATCTGAAGGATCTGAACGATTTTTAGTCGGTAAAGTTATTGGACCACTTTACGAACTCGATCAATATGAGCTTGAACAATACAAAAGTGAAGAGTTGACGCATAGTCGATCTGACTTTGCAAAAAGGTGGAAAGTCCATTGGTTAGGATGGTTTAATCGTTCCGATGCAGACAGCGCATTGTATAAAATGATTTATTCTCATGCAACACTATCAAATATAAATGATTATAAACCGTTCATTAACCGCGCACTTTTCCCTTGCTATATTGAAGACGAAAAACTATATATTAGCTACCATGTAACAGAAGAAAAAGATATTCAAGGGGTTTATTTGGGTCAATTTGTTTATCAATATTCTCTATTAACAAGGTTGCTTTTCCCTGAAACACGAGTAGATTCAAAAATAAATGTACAGTCCGAGGGTATTATAGAACTTATTACGCATACTGTAAACTATGGACTTATAATTTCAATGATACTTGGTGGAGCAATTGTTCTGACAAGTGGGGGGAAACTAAAGGTTATGGGATTAGAACTTGAAGTCCCAGGATTAATAAATACGTATCAAGACTATCAAAAAAACAAACTCGACCGGATTAAGCAAGCAAAAGAACTAGCTGATGAACTCGGTGTACCAATATCTGAATTAGGAATTCGTATTCCGAGAAAACTAACAGCTGCTATAGAAAACAAATCAGTTGTACAACAGGCTACTAGTAATCCACCAGGTAAGTTTGAGGAATAAAAAAGTCTAACATCAGTTAGACTCGAAAGAAATAAATTTTTTTAATAAAAATGTGACAAGTGTAGTTATCGCTATTGAAAGATAGCTATTTGTGATGTAAATCGTAGTTATTGAGAAAAAAATCTTGAAAATTAAGAGAAATATAAATGTCGATACAATAAAATTTTTTAACTCTTTTTTTAACATATTTTTTTCTCCTCTCTCTTTTTAAATAATTATAACATAAACAAGTAAAAACAACTGTTTCCAAAATGAAATAGTTGACAATAATAAAAATAAATTTAACAAAAAACTTGACAAAAAGTTAAAAAAGCAGTACACTGATAATGTCAAAAGCCTTGTTCGTCAAGGATACGATATTTACTTATAAAGCCTTGTTCGTCAAGGACAAAACTGTCTGGTGTACTTCTAAGAGGTACACCTTATTTTATTATCTGGAGCATTATATGAAATTTCAACAAGGCGAAGTTTATCTAATCAACTTCCCACAAAAAGGTGGGAATGAATTTTACGGAAAACACTACGCTATCATCTTAACAATTCCTGACAAAGCTGATGGAACACTCCTAGTTGCACCTTTAACTGGTAAAAAATCAGGAAAGAAATATCGTGGTGGTATCACGATTGAAAATAGTAAATATCAAAACACTCCTTCCAAGCCAAAAGCCTATGCTTATGTCCGAAAAATCCAAGAAATAGACAAACGGAAAATCGTCTATAAAACAAAGAAAAAGACTGATAGTGATGGACAAGTAATGCTAGATGCAGCGGGAAAAGAGTTATATGATAAAGTTTATAGACCAGCTTACAAGCTAGATACAAACGACCATAAAAAACTATTAGACAAGATAAAAGAAGTTCTTGGACTAGATTTATATTAAATAAAAAATTGACTTTTTTTAAAATTAGGGTTAGAATTAAATCATAAAGTCGCTTGACGACAAAATAGATGATACTGTCCCAAGAGGACATCTCTAGCCCTGCTCTTATGAGTTGGGCTTTTAGTTTATTAAAAATCCCTGGAACCTCATCCCTAATATTTTTCTTTTAGGGTAGCCGAAAAGTCCGATTATAGCAACAAAGGCGCGTGGATTCTCGGGCTTCGCTCAAGCTTCAAGCCTATATAAGCCCCATATCCGCATTTTTTCATGCTCTGGCATTATTTATCGTCTGACTGCTTAAAATCGAAAATAAGGGGGGTTCTCGTAGCCCCTCGCATGGTATAAACTCAAAATCTTTTCTAATTGCTTGCCTGCTGATGGAAAAGGAGTAAAAACCATGAAGATTACAGAATACAAAAAGAAAAACGGAACTATCGTATACCGAGCAAGCGTGTATCTTGGAGTTGATAAACTTACTGGAAAGAAGGCTAGAACTACTGTTACGGCCAACACTAAAAAGGGGATTAAAATCAAAGCAAGAGAGGCTGTCAATGCTTTTGCTTCAAATGGCTATACAGTTAAAGATAAACCAACAATCACAACATATAAAGAACTGGTAAAAGTTTGGTGGGATAGTTACAAGAATACAGTTAAACCCAATACTCGCCAGTCTATGGATGGATTGGTTAGAGTACATTTATTGCCCGTATTTGCCGATTATAAGTTAGATAAGCTAACCACGCCTATTCTTCAACAGCAAGTAAATAAATGGGCTGACAAGGCCAATAAGGGCGAAAAAGGGGCGTTTGCTAACTACTCCTTACTTCACAACATGAATAAGCGTATTTTGAAGTATGGCGTAGCTATTCAGGTAATACAATACAATCCAGCTAATGATGTCATCGTTCCACGCAAACAGCAAAAAGAAAAGTCTACTGTAAAATACTTAGACAACAAAGAATTAAAACAGTTTCTTGGCTATTTAGATACTCTGGATCAATCAAATTATGAAAACTTATTTGATGTTGTCCTATACAAGACTTTATTGGCCACTGGTTGCCGTATCGGTGAAGCATTAGCCCTTGAGTGGTCTGATATTGACCTAGAAAACGGTGTTATCAGTATCAATAAAACACTAAACCGCTATCAAGAAATAAATTCGCCTAAATCAAGCGCTGGTTATCGTGATATACCAATAGACAGAACAACCTTACTTTTACTTAAACAATACAAAAATCGTCAACAAATTCAGTCTTGGAAATTAGGCCGAACTGAAACAGTTGTATTCTCAGTATTTACAGAAAAATATGCTTATGCTTGCAAACTACGCAAACGCCTAAATAAGCATTTTGAGAACGCTGGTGTAACGAATGTATCATTCCACGGTTTCCGCCATACACATACTACTATGATGTTATACGCTCAGACTAGCCCTAAAGATGTACAATATAGATTGGGACACTCTAACTTATTAGTGACTGAAAATGTTTACTGGCATACAAACCAAGAGAATGCAAAAAAAGCTGTCTCAAATTATGAAACAGCCATCAATAATTTATAA